GGAAACGATATGTCGAGCATGAAGGAAACGCGAAGGCAACAACGAAAGATGACCAATATATAAAGAATTATAAGAAAGAAAAGAATAATACACACACACAGTATAAACTGAAAAATATACAGAACACTTCGTGCGCGCGCGAGGAAGGCGAGGACGGCATGGAGAGATGGGCGGAGTCGTCGAAAAAGCTGCTCGTGAAAAACGTGAGAGAGTGGATAGCCCAGTATACGCCCTCGGTGGCGCTCATGGAGTTTCCGTTGACAGACCGTCAGATACTGGGGATTTTCGAGCGCATGACTCCGGACGATTTGAAGCGGCTACTTATAGCCATGTGCAACAAGGGGGCCACAAAACGAAATAGAAGCGCCTATTTTACGCTTTTGGCATTCGAGGGAAGGGATTATATTATCAAGCAGAGAAAATTGAAAATTGCCACCAAAGAAGGCCGAATACGAGGGTTTTTGGAAGTGGAATGAAACTGAAAAACGATTGAGCCATGAAAAGCGAAAGAAAAAAATGATACACATAGATCTGTTTTCGGGAATAGGAGGGTTTGCCCTCGCCGCGCATTGGGCAGGATGGAGGACGCTCGTTACTTGTGAGATAGACAGCTTTTGCCGGAAAATATTACAGTATCACTTTCCCAAAGCGTATCACCACGATGACATACACACTTTGACTTATGAAACAATTGGCATTGAACTTTCAAAACGATATGGAACCCTCTGGAGGAATGAGGACATTGTCCTTACCGGGGGGTTCCCTTAGCCTTGCCAGCCGTTCAGCGTCGCCGGTAAGAGAAAAGGCACGGGAGATGACCGCTATCTCTGGCCGGAGATGCTTGGAGCTATTCGGGAGATTCGTCCCCGCTGGGTCGTGGGCGAAAACGTTCTCGGAATTGTTGATTGGTCGGAGGGACTGGTTTTCGAGCAGGTGTGTTCTGACATGGAAAATGAGGGCTACGAAGTCCAACCGTTTGTACTTCCGGCTTGCGGTGTCGACGCTCCCCATCGCAGGGACAGGGTGTGGTTTGTTGCCCACCGCGCAGACTCAGGGTCTGAAGATATGTGTCAAAGGGAAGACGGTCTTCATGCCGATGCGGCTCCTGCATACGCCGACAGCCAACGACGCGAGGAACGTTTCACTCCCGCCGAGTCAGGCCAAAAGAGATGGCGGAATGGTGAAAACGGCTATGCGGAGCGACGAATACCGGACTGGAGCGGGTTTCCGACTCAATCCCCGGTTCTTAGCAGAGATGATGGGCTTTCCGCCGGATTGGACGGAGTTACCTTTCCTGCATGGTGCAGGGAATCCGTCAAAGCCTACGGCAACGCCATAGTCCCGCAGGTAGCACTGCGGATATTCGAGACGATTAACGATTACGAAAAATTGAGACGATTATGAAAACATTACGTGAAGTAGCCGAGGCACTGTGCCCGATTCGTTTGGGTGAGGATTACGATAAAACCATCTACAACATGATAGATGAAGCTTGCCACAATGAATGGATAGACGGGTTCATTACCGGCGCTCAATGGAGGGAGGAGAATCCGGTTGCGGCCGATTCTGCGTCCGATCCCGAGTCCGACTCCATAGAGCTTTGCGGCCTGCTGTGGGACCGTGACAACCTGACAATCGGCGGTTACGAGAAGGACGGCCATCATTACTACACATGGCAGGAGGCAATGAATGCCGCGAGGTCCGTCGGGAAGCGCTTGCCGACCCGGTATGAATGGGAAGAATTGTGTGATCTTGGCTCATGGGACGACGAGTTAAAGGGCCGTTGGTTCGGGGGTAATCACGACTCGGACCACAAAGGCTCGCTATTCCTGCCTGCTGCGGGCTGGCAAAACATTAGCGGCGAGTTGGTCAACACGAGCTTCGACGGTAACTATTGGTCCTCGTTGCCGAACGACAAAGCCGACGAATACGTGGGCAGTCTCTATTTCATCTCGCACTACGTCACCCCGACGGATTTCAATTATTGCGCCTACGGCTTCAGCGTGCGGTGCGTGCGGGATAAATGACAACTTCATCCTCCAGTTGTCAAATAATAATTGACAACTGAACCTTTAAAAAACATTAAACACTTTAAAGAATGAGCTATGAAAATGATCCCTGATGCAGACATAGTTTGGGATAAAAGAGAACAATCCCGCATCGAGGCCCAAATCAAAAAGCAGCAAGAGTTGAAATTGATCGGACGCATGAAGAAGGTACCGGGGCACACTCTGTTCTCTTTCAACTACAAAACAGGCGAGATCAAGCCGGCCGACGTGATTCGGGAGTGTGCGATGGGCTTTGACGGATTGCCGGTCTACAAGGAGAGAATAGTGGTGGAGAAGGATTGCTACTACGAACAGGCGCTGAATATAAGGAATTTTATTAAACGGTTAAAACGTAGGATAAAATGAAAACACCAGAAGAAGCAGCCCGAGAGTATGCCAGCGACAATGGATTTATGCATGATGAATGGCGCGATATATACAACGCTTTCCTTGCCGGCTATACCTCTGCGATAGCCAAAGTGGGCGAAGCCCAAAAATGGATCAGCGTAGAGGAGATAAGACACGAACAGCCGAAAGGCGAAAAACAGTGAGAATCATGCGGAAAATATATGTTTTTGCAGAAGACGAAGACGGTAATGCTTTTTATTCTCAAGTTGATGATAGAGAAGATGTTGCCACGCTTATCGCCACATTGGTGTCTCAGTATAAGCCTTTTGTCCAAATCGAATCTGTCGGGCCTATCAACATTAAATTGAAACGTAACGATCAAAAACAGGGAGAATGAAAGGGAAAATAACTATTTCAGGGAAGGTTTACGAATGCGAGGTTCGCAATGGGGTAAGGTACGTCGATGGAAAGACTGTACCAGAATTTGCGAAGACTTTATCGCCTTCCGAATTAATGGACCTCGCAATCGTCGGAGCAATGGCGGTTGACGCAGAAAAGGAAGGTCGATTTATCCCGGCGCAAGAGATACTCAAGGAGATTCAGAAATCTAAAACCGATAACTAACAAAAATTGTAAATCATGCGAGAGATACTTTTCAGAGGCAAGAGCCTCGACAATGGGAAATGGGAGAGCGGATACCTACTCGAAAATCAAGGTCGGACCTTCATTTACCAAGCAACGAACGATAACGGCCGCATCTCCGTCGCTGCGGTAGAAGTCGATCCGGCCACCGTCGGCCAGTACACGGGTATGAAAGACAGGAACGGGAAGAAGGTATATGAGGCAGATATCCTTACCGACAAATTTGGAAGCATGGGGGTCGTCGAATGGAGAGACGGTGGTTTTGTCGTGAACTTCGGAGACACGGATATTTTCGATCTGTCTGATTGTTTTGGCGATTCGTATCAAATGTGGGTTATAGGCAACATCCATGATAATGCGGACCTGATAAAATAGACGAAACGAACAAGAACGGTTATCGCTGTTATACAGGAAATAACACTTATACAACTATGAACGAGAACACAGCAAAGAAATGCACTGTATGCGGAAACTATTTCACAATGGATAATTTCCGCCGTACTCACTTATCCGCTGACGGTTACGCTAATATATGCAAGGCGTGTGCCCGCAAAAGGCGGATTCAGAAGAAGTCACATATTGCCGATTTAGGGGGGGGTAACCCCGATTTGGCTCAATTCAAACCTCGTGAACTTATAGAAGAGTTGAGATTTCGCGGTTATCATGGAGAACTGAAATTGACGCAAACGATAAAAGTTTAACAATGAAAAAGATGATGTTTAACGACCGTTACGGCCTGACACAGGCGGTGATCAGTGGTCGAAAGACGGTGACGAGACGGGTAATAAAAGATGCTTGGTGGCCGATCTATAAAATAGAGGCTGAAGAGATAAAAGGTGATATTATCCATGTGATAGCCAATAATGGGAAGCTTGTGATTGAGCGAAAGTGCCCCTATAAGATTGGGGAGATCGTGGCCGTGGCGCAGAGCTATGAGCAAGTGTATTATCAAGAGGGGCTTGAAACTATTGATATGCTTGTGTCGGGCTTAAAGTATACAGTAGGCTGGCAAAACAAGATGTTTGTTAAGGCGGAGTTAATGCCCCACCGAATCCAGATTACCGACATTCGGATTGAGCAGTTGCAGGATATTTCGGGCGATTACTTTAAGGAAGGGATAACATTATTAGTATCGGCTGATGATGGCCGTATACAATGGGGATATGCAGATGAACATTTACGATATTACATGTTCGACTCACCCCGCGAAGCTTTCGCCTCGCTGATCGATAAGGTGTCGGGACGGGGAACGTGGGATCGGAATCCTTTTGTTTGGCGAATCGAGTTTGAACTGGTGAAGTGATGGAAACAGAATTCAAAGGTACTCCGGGGGCATGGTTTGCCACTTATGACCACGGCTCCTCAAATTGGATTATCGATGTAATCGATGATAAAGAACAACTTGTGGCGTGTGCAATTCCGGACTCTAAATTAGAGTCCGAAGCCAATGCCCGCCTGATCGCTGCCGCACCGGAAATGCTGGCGGCATTACAGGAAATTGTTCGCCAACATGATTTGGACGCAGAGAACACTCTATTACCCCCTATTCCTAACAGATGGATGGATGCCATATCAAAAGCCGAGAAGGCAATCAATAAAGCATTGGGACGATGACGATACCGGAATAATTCCGTATATTTAGCAGTGTGAAAGGATTGTGGCACGCTTTTACAGGGGAAAACGTCATCATTAAAACGCAGAGACATGAAAACGATTCTAATGATTGCATTGATGTGGCTGGCAGCGCCGCCGACCACACAAAAACAGACCATTTATAGGGATGGTAGAAATGTCGGACGAGTGGAAATAGAGCGGGACAATATCCGTGTGTATGATGAGCAGGGACGGTTGAAAATGAGAGGAAAGAAGCAAAAAGGGGTTATCAAGCTATACGATAAGAACGGTAAGTACATAGGTCAGATAAAAGACAGTGACCTGTCATTTTGAGTTGTGTTTGATGTAGAAACGATGAATTCATGGATAACGAGGATAAAATAACAATTCTATGCGAGTTACGGACAGACTTGGTCCCTGACCGGTGTATTCGGGAATTCGCCCGGAGGGATGGAGGAAACGGAATGAGTATCAAATTCTTTCTGACATCCTTGAAGGGAAGGAAAAACGGCAATGATTATGGACTGAAGATACAGACCGAGGATAATCAGACGATTTGGGTGGGAACCGGACGGCTGATTTTTAAGAATGGGAAAAAAATGATTTGATTGAAAATGGAGAAAGAATTAGACACGATACTTGCTACAATGCAGGTAACCAAGTCCAATGTGAAAGGAAGGCATTGGATGGTGACAGGGCACGAATACGAGGCTCTGCACAAAATGTTCGATAAGATATATAAGGTACTCGACGACGGGACGGATAAGGTGGGCGAGATATTCCGCCAGCTCAGAATGATTCCTCCGTTCAGCATGGGGTTGTGTATTTCTGAATCCAAAGTGGAAGACGAGAAATTAATCATGCCGACATGGGACATGGTAGCAAAAACACGCGATGAGATAGACAAAATCATCGCGCTCGTCCATGAAGGATGCTATGCCGATAAATTCGACCCGACTACCGAGAACGATCTGCTCAATATCACAAGCCAGTTGAGATTTTGGGTGATGCACCTGAACTCACTGTTGGGTGACATGAAAGGAAGCTCATCTATATAATTTCATGGTACGGTGAGGTTCTTAATGTCGAAATAAACGAAATTCTCACCTTTTTGTGTCTTGACTTTTTCGACAACGGCCCTGAAAATGTCCTTGTCGTTGAATCCGTACCTTTTCTGCAATATATCCTGAAAGGGCTTGATCGGATTATCCCAGTCGGCCAAAGAAGTGGATAGCCCGAATACATAGTGTACTTCGTATGGAGGTTCGGGCAGCACTATGTCGGGCAGCTTCAATAGGCACTCCGTCGTATAGGCATCATACATGGAGGTGCGGAATCTCTTACCCTGCCATGCTCGGTTTACGGTCAGCGGTTTAACGAATATTTTCGGCATATCAGAATGTGATAAAAGAGTAACTGATTCCGGCTCCTATATAAGGCTTTACCCCTTGAGGCGTGAGGGCATACCCGGCGCTCACGCCGATTCCCCAGCGCTTGGGCTTGCCGGGAACCTCGACCCGCTGGACGACCGTGTTCGTCACGGTCTGCGTTTTTCGGAAAATATCGAGCGTATCGAGCGACGCGCGGAAACCGGACACGACGGCGCGGTAATCCTCCCCTTCGTATACTTTCCGGGAAATCGGGACTAACACAGGAACTTTGACCGTATCGCCCGGGACAAGCAAAAGTACCGTATCGACACGAGTCAGGTAGCGGACTTTGGGCACGAGGACAGTTTCCCGGACCGTGTCGCGCACGACCACCGTGTCCGTCGTGTGAATCTCGACAATCTCCGGCTTCACACTCCGTCGCCCCAGCAGAAATGCGGCT